AGGCCGTTGAGGCGCATTGCCACGGCCGCCGGCTTGTCGATCGATTCGGCGCTCTTCTCGGCCAATTGGTCGATTTCTTCCATCGTGAAGAGGCGCGCGCCGTTCTCGTCAATGAGAGTGGCCGCCAGCAAAGCGACCGAAAAACGGCCGACCGGAATGCCTTCCTCGGATGCGATCGACGTGCGGAAGGCATCGCGCTCGGCGCCGGTCATCATGCGCACACGCACGGTGCCGCCCCATTGCGGAACGTCGACGTCTTCGTGCTTGAGGTCCTCGGCGCCCAAGATCGCCGCTTTGTTGAGCAACTTCATGATCAGCTCCAGACCACAGGGCCACTGATGCGGCAATCGATCTTGCCCTTCAGGACCGCATTCACGGCGCCCGACGTCGGGATCGACTTGACGATGCAGTTGAACGTCGCGACGCTGGCGTCTGGCAGCGACAACTTCATGCCGACCACGGCGCCGCTGGTGCGGTTGGCACGCAGGGCAATCTGGCCGGCGTCGGTTTTCAGGATCTTTACTTCGAAGCCGAATTTGCCTTCGTCCTTGATGCCGCTGATGAATTCCTTGGCGGTCGAGTCCAGGTCGGTGGTGTCGAGCTCGTCCGCAGTGCCGTCGAAGCCATCGAACGAGGTCACGCCATTGACCTTGGTGTAGGTCTGCGGCGTGGCGGTGCCGCCGGACGTGTAGGTCAGGCCAGTGGTGTCTTCGTCCAGCAGCGCGAAGGTATTTGCCGTCACGTTCGAAACGACGTGCGTTTCGCCGTTGAGCTGGCCCGCCATGGTGCCAACGAGGCCGGCGAGCGCGACAGCCGTGCCGTTGGTGAAGCCGTGGCCGGCGCTGGTGAAGATCGTTGGGTTGCCTGGGGCCACGGCGGTGATGGTCTTGGCGCCGCCGGTACCGGTGGCGATCTGAAGGGTGCTGCCTTGCGCGGAAATTCCGGACATGATGTGATCCTTTTTGACGAAAAAAAACCCGCAGAAGCGGGCGTTGGTTTGATTCGGGGTGCGGCTATTTGATCGTTGCGAATTCGAGCGTGATGCGGTGCAACTTGTTTTCCTGCTCCCATCCATCCATTTCCATCAGGATGACGTTGGAGACGGTCCAGCTTTTCAGTGCGGCCTTGACGGATTCGACCAGCGCGTCGAGCGCGGTCCCGCTTGCGGCATAGATGTCGAGCTGGATGCGCGTTTCGGTCTCGTTGTCCGTGCCGCCGTTGTCGTCCAGGGTGATGCCCTCGATGCCGGTCACGCGGAAGAACGTCGCATATGGCTCGACCGGACTGTCGCCGGCTGAATTGCGGTAGACGCGGCCCGAGAAGATCGGATCGACCAGCGTGTTGAAGTCGGTCAGGATGCTCACCGATTACCCTCTCTTGCCATCGTTTGGATGGTTTCATCCAGGCTCTTGCCGATCGCCTCGACGGCGGCCTCTTTGTTGGCCTCGAATGCAGGGCGCAAGAAGGGTTTGGCCGCCATCTTCGCGGTGCCGAACTCGATGAATTTCCAGTAATACGAATCGCGCTGAATGTCACGCTTTTTACCTGCCAGGCGGGACTTTTTGCCACTCCTGACATACACAATATATTGGGCGCCAGTCGTATCGCCGCCTTTCACATCGCGGGCGCGCTTCATCATGATGTCGCGCTTCATTTCGCCGGTGTCGACGGGTGCCCGCGCGCGCGCGTCGTTGCGCACGATGGCGGCGCCCGCACTGGTCGCGCGGCGCAGGCCATTTTTGGCGACCTTCGGGCCCAGCTTTTTCAGTGCCTCGGCCAGCTCTTTGAAGCCAGTAAGGTTTTGCGTATCAGCCATTATTCAATCCTTGCGTGCACATCAGGTCGATCCATCGGCCATCGCGCCCCAATGCAGCCTCGATGTCGTAAATTCCCGCGCCGTACAGCACGCGCATCTTCGGGATAACGCCGGCACGCTGGCGAATCCGGATTTCGGTCGACACAGCGTTTTGCGTGGCACCGGCAGCGACGAACTGGCGGCCGGTCATGTCGCGGACGCGAGCCCAGACCTTGCCATCGCCGGCCGTGACGACGTTCGCCCACACCTGCGTGATCGCGCCGGATGAATCCTTGCCGTCGACCAGGCGCTGCAGCGTGACGCGCTTGTCAAGCTCCTCCGGGTTCATTCGTACACCCGGATCGGATCGAGCAAGCGCGTGATGTACTCCGACTGTGCCGTCGCTTTAAAGTCCTTCGTCGATGGCTCCCACTGCTGAGCCAGGCGCGCGAGGATATAGAGCCGCGCGCAGTCGGGCACCGCCGCCGCATCGGCGCCATAGCCAGCCGTGAAGTCCACCACCACGGCGTTGATCGCCGCAGTCGATGGCCAGCCCTTGCCAGCGGCCGGGACCACGTAGCCGGGTCGCGACACCTTGTCGACGAAATAATCTTGCGGGTCGAGCGTCTGTTGCACGCCATCAGTGTCGTTGTACTTGACGCTCTGGACGCTGAATACCGGCGACGCCAGGCGCACCGCGGCGCTGAACCCATCCAGCGTCACGCGCATCGGGCGGTTCACGAAGCAGCATTGCGTCGTGTGCTCGGCCTCGGCAGTGACGCCACGGATCCAGATTTCGAGCAGCATGTCGAAAGCGGTGTCATCGGCATCGATGCGCAGCGTTTGCTTTGCCTCGTCCATCGACACCGCCAGCGCGACCGGCGCCCCTACTTGCTCCATCGTCATCGGTAATTCCTTTGTGTGTTCGCCGGGCGCGCCGTCGAGGCGCTACCTGGTCGAGCTTGTGATTCAATTCGTTGCGGCGAGTAACCGGTGCCGTCGGGTGCGCGCGCGAAGTTATCGCGACCAGGCGCTGTCAGCGATCCAGCCGCCGAAGCTTGCGCCAGCGCGGCGCCAGCCAGTCGGATCGACGTCCACAGCGCCCCGTTTGCTGACGCCTGCGCGACTGCTGCGCCGGACAGTTGAGCGCCAGCGGTACCGAGCGTCCCACTCGCACTTGCCGAAGCCGCTGCCAGACCCGTCATGCGGATCGTGGTCAGCAACGCGCCCGATGCACTTGCCGATGCCACTGCAGCGCCCGACAGCACAGCGCCGGTACCGGCAAGGGCGCCAGATGCTGATGCCTGCGCAGTCGCCGCGCCCGATAGTCGAATGCCCGTTGTCAGCGAGCCGCCAGCCGAAGCCGATGCGACCGCGGCGCCGGATAGCTGCGCTGCACCGCCGGCCAAGGTGCCGGATGCCGATGCTATTGCTTGCGCCGCGCCGCTCAACGCGATCCCGGTCGAGAGTGCGCCTGCTGCTGATGCTCCGGCTGATGCTGCGCCGGTCAGCTTGATCTGCGTCGCAAGTACGCCGCTTGCGGTTGCCTGGGCAACGCCGGCACCGGTCAGCGTCACTGCCGTGGCCAGTGCACCGGCAGCCGTGGCAGTGGCGATCGCCGAGCCAGAGAGAGCAGCAGCGCCGCCAGCGAGAGTGCCCGTTGCGATGGCTGATGCCGATGCGGTGCCGGATAACTGGATTGCGGTCGACAATGCGCCCGCAGCACTGGCCTGCGCTACCGCCGCGCCAGCCATGCGCACTGCGGTGGAAAGTGCGCCCGTTGCAGATGCAACTGCAGCGGCGCCGGCGGTCAGGCGGATCGACGCGGAAAGTGACCCTGATGCGGTGGCTTGGGCGGCTGCTGCACCGACGAGCGAGGAATCAGCAGCGCCCGGCGCCACCCACAGTCGGCGCGGAGGTGCTTTGAAAGTCCGTCCCCACGGATCAGCCGACCAGGCAACAATTTCAGCGTCCGACCATTCGCGGCTAGCAAAGCCGAACATTACATATTCGACGTTATCGAATGCCGTTGCATTATTTGATGGACCAATCGAGAACGGGAGGCCCGTTGCACTTCGCGTCGCCTTCGCGCTAGGATTGCCGGCAAGCTTGACACCACGCCGCCAGATCTCACGGCCCTTCTTTTGCCCGGCAATAAATACAAGGGTTTCAACCTGAGTATCTTTTACATACACCGGCCCGAGCAGCCGACCCGATCCCTCCGTGGCATTTCCGTAGTCAAAAATAATCTGCCCGGTACCCGCCTCGGGTATTGCGAGGATCGCGCGATCATTCGCGCCAGCGTCGTACCCAGCAGCGAGATAACCCCGGTTGATAGTGTCTCGGCAGCGGCGGACCATGAAGATGGTGACGTCGCCACTAAGCACGGTTTCGGAGCTGGCAGCGATCTGCATGCCGCTGAAGTTGGTCGAGCCATCCCCGTAGACGCCGCGCCCCGCGACACTTACCGATTTTGGATTTGGCGAGCCTACGCTGCCGCTAAATTTCTCAACTGTTGATTCGCCGCGAACAAGCGTTTTCCCAGGCAGCGACCCAAGCCACAAATCGGTGATGCCAAGGGATTTATCGACTGGCGCCGGCTGCTGCGGCTGCTGCGTGAACCGCGCGGGCAGAATCAGGGCGCCCATCAGACCACCGTCGGGTTAATTTCCGAGATAAAGATTGTGCCCGCCGTGAATGCTGCGCCGCTGTCGTTCAGCACCACAAACTGCTGGAATGGCGGCATCACGCCCCCGTAAGCCATCGCTACACCAAAATGCTTCGTTTGTTTGACCGCAGACGATGGCAGCGGCAAAACCCCGATCAGCGTCATCGCTATGCTATCCGTAGCGTTGGCACCAGTCTGAAAATTTGTGCCGTCGAGCGATGCGAGGCCGTACAACACGGCTTGCTTATTTCCCGCGACTGACCCCGGAGTAATCGACAGTTCGACCAACAAATCGACCGGCGCATTGGCCGTGTTGTCTTTCGTGCTGGATGTGCCGTACGCAGCGCTGGCCAGCGTAGGCAATGCGGCGAACGTGAGCGCGGTGCGAGCGCCAACCGGTTGCTTAACGATAGCCATGGTTAGCTCGCAAACACATCAACAGCAGCGTCAACTGCGGATTGCACCAAGGCGTCACTCGCACCGGTGATCTGCGCGAGGGTGAACGCTGCGTTTTGCGCGAGCACCGCCCACACCATCCGGTTGCTCTCGGCTTCAGGATTCGCATAGACGGACTTCGCCCACGCCATGCGCTTCTCGTGATTCGTGACCGTGGCAACTTCGGTACGTACCTTTTCGGCGCCAATGACGCACGCGACGCGTACCTTCTGGCGCAGGGCGTCGCTCTGCGATGCGGTCAGCAGTTCAGCGTAGGTTGCCATAATTAATTGTCGACCTGAACTGACAGCGTGCCTGCCGGAAATGTTGGCGCCGGATCACCGTTGTTGATAGTCTTTGGTGAGCCGAGCGCGGCGTAGACCAGTTCATTGCCACCGGTCGCCGCGTCATGGATGCCGAACCCGACAGCCTGCCCCCATGCGGCCGTCGGCGTCGGGAACGTGATTGCGGCATTGTTCGATGTGGTACCGCTGGTGCCGGACGATACAGCGGTGGTGCCGGCGCCTTGCGTGCCCGCCCAGTTCGCCAGCGACGAAACGACCG